ATAAAAATTATGTTCTTCATACTTATTCCACGCCCTCTGAAGATGCTCGTTACGATGTCTATTCCCATCTAATTCTCGTCTATGGTCTTTCCATCTATTCTGTATGTCTATTGATTGTCCTATGTATTTTTTGTGATTTACTAAATTTTCTATGCAATAAATTCCACATATAGCCCTCATCTTGTCCACCTCCTTTATAATCATTTTGTATTGTATAACTTATTTTTATAACACTTAAATTTTGGATTGTCAGTCCACAATATCGCTATAAACTAGCCTCGCGCTTTCGCACGAGTGCAGATCATATCATAATCCTCTGTGTAGGATTCCCACCACTTCGGCAACATTGACTACTTGTCACCTACGAGATTCCTCTCTGATCGTTGAACTTTACTCTATTCGAGTCTTAGATGCTGATTGCCCATTATATAACACTTAGGATTTAACCATATGTCATTCTATTTATTTTTTCTACTTTCGTCACATTCGCACTTAGGCGTATTTCATCCTTATGCTGTAGTTAAATAGACTTTAGGGTGTTCCAGCAATTCAATGGGTTATTTTATCATACATATTACTATATATGGGCATTATTAGCGGCTAACATAATTAACCGTGCTAGTGCCATAATATTTTCCTCCATTTAATAAAAATTTTTATATTATAATTTTAATAACTCAAATTAGAAAGGTGTGATTATCTAACCACACCATCGGCAATTGCCTTGCCTTTATTATTTTCATCGTCTGTTATATTTCTAGTCCAATTAAGAACTGTCTTGTCCATTTTCTTGGTATCCACAAATCCAGAATACATACCACCTAATGCGGCATCTGCCTGAACTATTACATTGAGCCTCGACAAATCATCCATAAGTTCAAATATCCCCATTTCACGAATATAATCCATAGAATATCCTTGTCTACACTTAACCGCAGAAATCACAGGTCTCAAGAAAGACTCATATGGCTTGTTCTTTGCCATTGCGGCATCTTGACGAGCCAAACGAATCAACTGCTTACGAGTAATCTCGTTACCAGCCTTTTTGACCTCTTTCTTGAAGTTGTGCATCTTACGAATATATGTGGTCAATACTTCGTGTATAATCGGCGTAATCACAATGGGATTTTCATCGTTCTCGGTGCCCTCATACACCAATACAACCTCTTCTGTCTGTCCATATGGACGGGGTTTAAATTTAGTTAAATCTAAATCTCCAAGAAGAAGATGTGTTGCTTCCGGCTTGAAGGTTTGACAAAGCATCATAAAGAGTTCAAAGTCTTTAACCTTCATATAGTTGAGTTTCATGTCATCTAATTGTACCATCATACTACTAGGTGTAGCACAAAGTTGTTGCGCCATAGAAAAATAAGCGCTTTCGCCAAACTCGGCGACATCTCGAACTTTGGGACACTTTAACACAATACCATTTGCGATTTTTATATCCTCAGACATATAAAGCTTAAGTTCGTCTACTTGGAAGCCTTCCATAACTTACCTCCGATATTCATAAGGATTAGTTCTCAACGGCTTTGTAGAGTTATTATCTACAATCTCAAACTTCAATGTGCGAGTCAGATAGTCGGTGTCTGTTGCACCTTCAGCGTTACTCACCAAATTTAATTGTGCTCCCAACTTGTCAGATAGATTGAAAATATCTCTAATCAGATACCCCAAACAGTCATGCCTAGCCATACCAAAATTAGTTTTAGCTAAATCTTTATGGACAAATATAACAAACTGAATATATTGATTTTTCATTACCTCATTTCGTGGCGACAGCCCCATATCGCTAATAGAAAAGGTAATATAATTTTTGGATTTATCTTGTACGCCGGGGATTCGTATAAAAGGCCATATGGACTTATATAATAATTCCTCGGGACAAGAAGGGTCGATATCGGGGTCATTAATAACCTCAACAATATCAGGGTCGGAATAAAGCATTTGTTCAATGATACGTTTCTTGCGAATAATATCATCGTCTACATATTGTATATCACGTCTCATTAACCAATCACCTCCACGCTCTGCTCGGCGGTTGAGCCGTCGGTTCCCACAACCTGAATTATAAGTACACGACCTATCAGATTATAATTCTGCGCAACCTTAATCTTAAGTAGCTCGCCACTATATTCGATGGTGTAATTTTCCGTATCAGAGGAGATGTCTCCATTCTCGTCACTAATAAGCCACGACTGTACGGTAGTACCCTCATTACTAAAAGCTGGTGTAAATGTTTTAAACGAACCACCAACTTTAATGGTAGCAGAGATGCCGCTAGATGTAATTGCGGCTGTGCCAGAAAGTTCGGTCTCGACGTCGGATTCCATAGGTTCAATATGAGAAGCCCAATAATCCGCAATCATCAGATCAACATTATCGGTTTCCTCATTGAAGGTTGTCTGCGCAAGGCTAAACTTAATTAGACCAATGGGAGATGTATCGGAAATCTTCGATACCTCATAACAAAGTGCCGGAATTCTTCCAACATCAGAAATTAAGAATCTCTGGTTATAACCAATAGTTTGAGTACTTGTATTGGTGGGCACCCAAAGAGCGGTCATATCATCGACTCCAGTAATTCTACTTCCAGACTGTAATCCAGAACTATAACTATTCTGATACCTTTGTACTGCAAGACAAGTGTGAATTTTATTATCCACAACCCACCTAAGAGTCCAGTTGGTTTCAAGAATATGATACTGTCTAAACTGTGGACGCTCATCTAATGCAACAATTAACCACCACTTCCACTCGCCATCCTCGTCTTCCATATAAACATAAGAGCCGATGGCAATGTCTGAATTGCGTTTCTCGGCCCCGTGCCTAAATTGAAGAAGATATGCTGGTTCATCAGAAGTAAGTCTCTGATATGTCTCAACATTAAACTTAACATCAATGAGTTCGTGTCGTTCTGTCACTACGGGCAAACCACTGCTCACCTTGACAACATAAACTCGTCGATAATTCGGGTCACGATCCCAAGTTTGCTCAATAACCATGTTGGACTGCATACGGTGCATTTCACTTTGATTAGTGCCCTGATGAGCCATACGACTTCTATAATGTTCAAACTTTGGCATCGTAATCACCACCTTTAAGTGAATCAACAAGATTAATTGCATTAAGAATACAACTGCGAAGTTGACTGTGGTCTTCTCGTGCAGTTTGAAGCAATGCACAAATAGTTAAAACCTGTGGTTGATTGCCAAAAAGGTCGTTAGACCCTTGGACTTGATTAATAAGGTTTTGAAGCCTATTATCGAGGAAGGGATATCCTTCCTCGAACTTATATAAGACATCTAAGATTGCGCCATAGAAGTAGCGCTTTTGTTTTTCAATTTGATTCGACGGTACATTTTCATAAACGTTTCTCATAGCAATGCACCTCAATCATTGAAATAGTCATTGTTTGCATAAGTGTAGTCGCGAGAAAGTTGCTGGGCTTCAAGACGAAGTTTCTCGTCTAATGCCTGCAACTCCTTAAGATGTGCGGCTTGTGAGTAGTAATTTGTTTCCTTGCCACTAAAGACCTGAAGTGTATTGGTTACACTCAAAAGTTGACCCGATACCCATTCTCTTGCCATTAGGATACCAAGTATCTCAATTTCAAGATCGGTCAGGTCGGCATTAAACTGCTTTAACTCCTCATCTCTGTCGGACAAGTCGCTAGTACACTTACGATGTTTTGCGATGGCACTCTTCATCCAGCCATATAGCATATGTTCGAGATCCTCCTCGGGAAGCATTGCTAATTGTGGATCAGAAATTTTTGAGAGTGCCGTATCATAAAGAACTTCATAGGAAGTCATCTAAGACACCTCCCTATATTAGTTAATCATCATTTTCAACTCAGTACCAAGAATTTCATCGATGGCGTCGATAATTCTAAGGTCATAAAGAGTTCTGTCCTGAATCATAGAGTAAGCCATATTCTGAACAGTAGTCTTCATACCTGCAGGAAGTTTCTTAAGCTGTGCAACGAACTGTCTATGAGGAAGTTTGAACAGCGCCTTAACGTCAATATCCTTAAGATCGGCATAAAGTTTACCAAGGTCTGCGTTCCACTCCTCTACAATATCCTCGTCCTCGATAATAATCATAGGCTCGAAGAGATACTTGTGGCGCTGTGCCTTCCAGGACAAAAGATCCTGATATTCCACTTCTGCAATATCGCCCTCGTTTGACCATCTGTAAGGAGTTCTAGTCTTGGGACCAATAAGAATAAGCTCCCCAAAGCGAACACTTCTACAAGTAATATACTCATTGGGGTCATGTTTAACCTTGTTAGCCTTCTTAGGTGTAGGCTTTACCTCCTCTACGGTCTCGGTCTCGATGATTTCTTCGGTTTCGACTGTTGATTTTTTTGTGTTAGCCATAATATTTTCTCCTTTTTGTCTATATGTTAATTAAAGATTATACAATCTCCCATACTCCAAAGACGGTGTTAAGAATAACGTTGATACCCATCTTGTAGAGTAATTCATACTCGTAGCTCATATCTCTGTTAACATCTCTGTCGGTAACCTGAGAAATCTGAGTCTCACCGTAATTCACAAGTTTTATAAATTTGTTCGCAAGGCTAGTAGGAATAATGTAAAGTCTATCAGTGTCAAGCTGATACTCAACAGATGCACTGTTAATGCCAGCGCCTCTCTTAAGACCCTGACCGATTTCTGCAACAGCAAAGCCCTCCCAGTTACCAAGGATGCCACCATTGTTGTAGTACTCCTTCTTAACAGTTTCAGGAGCCCAGTTTACATCAGCCATAGCAGTAAGAGAAGAAAGTGCAGTACGAGCACCGAAGATAGTAACCTCGGAGCCAGTTGCATAAGCAATATCCTGGCAAAGCTTTACAAGAGTTGCCTTGTTGGTAGCCTCAAGCGCACCGTTCTTAACCCAGTTTGCACCAAGGTTCTCCTTAGCACCTCTAAGAGCTGCATAAAGAGCATCGTAAAGATAACGGTTAACAGCCTCAGCAACCTTAGCAACGAAGGATGCCCAGTCCTCAGCACCAGTAAGTACTCTTTCAAAATCTGCGTAAATCTTAAGGCCGAACCACTCACCAGCTACGGAGAAGTGTCTGCCTCCTGCAAGTCTCTGACGTATCATATTGTGGTGATTTCCAGAAACCTTAGATACGCTAAGGATTGCGTCGTCTTCAACATAGAAGTCGTTCTCATCACCAAGAGCGAGGTTCTTTACCTCAACGAACTGCATGAAGAAGGGATTCTCCATCCAACCAGTAATAATAAGTTCCTCGATAGTCTCCTCAATAAGAGTGAATACGAGATCCTTGTTAGCGCGGATTGCGCGCTTGATTGCCTGAGGTCTGTCAGTGGGCTCAATACCAAGAGCGGCTCTGAACTTCTCAACAATCTTCTTATTAGCTTCCTTAGCGGAATGATCCTTTACCTCACCACGAGCAGCGTCGGAAAGGAGCTCTCTGAAGCAAACGAGATTTTCATTATCGTTATCGAATGCATTCTGAACAGTAGTATTAAAAGTCATTAAATTCTTCATAATCATTTCCTCCTTTCACTTAATTACGCAACAGTATAGCCGTCAGCATAAGATACGGTCTGTCCAACAGTAGGAACAGTGCCACCAAATGCATCAACAGATACGGTAAATACATCGTGCTTATACATAGGGTACATTCTTGCTCTGTCGCCCTCTGCATTGTAGTAGTTTGCGATATCCTGATATACCTTCAAGAA